CTGATAATTCTAGACTTGCTGTCATTACTTCCAGTAAATGACAAGTACTGATCAGATTTTTGTTCAATTGCACTATTACCTTTACCACTATGGACATTTAACTGTCCTGATTCTCTTAGCTGTGCAGCTGCAGATTTAGATATATGATGAATGGCAAGTATCAATAGATCCTTTTCCATTGCAACATCTTTTAGTTTGTTGATAATGATTTCTTGGCGTACCAGGTCATCATTTTTAACCCATTTAGCAGGAACCCTGTCAATGGTATCAACTATAACTATTTTAGGGTCATGCTCTCCTAAGAACTCGCTGAACTCGCTTATATCAGGTATTCTCTTCTTAAGGTCAAGAAGTTTGATATGTTCTAAACATTTCTCAGACCTTTTGATAAACTCAGGGTCTTGAGATCTAATTTGTTTAATAACATCTTCTTTATTTAATCGTAATCCAGTTTGCAATAAACGTCTTTTCATTCTATACATATCTACTTCTAAAGATAGAAATAATGTCTTAATGTGAGTTAATTGCATAACTAGATACTGAAAGAATGCTGTTTTGCCTAGTCCAGTATCTCCTATTAATGTTACCAGTTCACCACTTGTAAAATGGTGAGATCTGGGTAAGAATGGAAATATATCTTTAAGATCGAATGATCTATCTGTTATGTCTGCTGTATAATATTCTACTAAACTTGCGACCATTTCTTCTGCATTAAGAACATTGCTCTCTTCACCGAGATCTTTGTACTTATACAGAATACATTTACTGTCGCAGTATTCAGATAGAATATTGTCGTTGCAACCGTATTCGTATCCACCTTTGAATACATCAGATACTACTTTACTGACTTCTTCTGCAGGTAATGGTTTATCCATTCTCTGCATATAAGCTCTAGAAAGATTATCACAAGCAGGTTTGTCATGACCATATTTGTTCATCCATATGCTAATCAGTCTCATAAGATTCTGATGTCTGTGCTTTGGCACATGTCCAGCATTATATATATGCTGGGCACATGTGATATATCTTGATGTGTTTCCTTTGGCGGTATCAAATACCTTTCTGAACTCCTTAGTGTTCTTCCTACTAATATCTAATGGATCAAGTCCATCAACTTTTTCCTGATTGATCTTGTGTGGTATAAAATGACCACCCATTTTCATAGCCATTTCGGCAATAGTTTCATAATGATAATTTTTAATATCATTATTAGATATTGGTATTTTGTACAATCTTGAGTTCTTGTGGTAAGAGAAACCAGCACGTATCAGTCTTCGACCATCATAGATATTATCTAGATAGTCTCCGAAATCACGCTGCATAGTTGCTCTTACCTGTTTAGCTAAGTTGTTTGATGGTTCAAAACCATAAACATTGCCTAAGTGTACATGAAATCCAGTTCCAGAGAACCAGAGATTGTAGTGTTCTTCCATTATCATGAGATCACTCATCTTGTCTATGACATCAATTACTTTAGCTACTGTCTTTTCATCGCCACTATCTTCTTTAACGTAATCAATGTCTATGACAATCTTGTCAATTCCTTGGATTCCATTGTATCCAGTTACAGTTCCATGTTCCTTTACATGATCAACTATATCTGGTGAATACAGAAACATACTTCTATAAACTTCACCACCCTGATTTACTTTCGCAACTTCAGGGAATTGTTTTAGTTCACATAGGTTATTTCTGTTGCTTACACTTCCTATAGCATATTCTAGAAACCAAGTGTGCTCTGGTAGGGTACTTCCCCTGTTTGTAGTTTCCATGTTGTCTCCACACTTTTGTTATTGACTCTTCTTACTCCGAAAACGTCAATCTCTTTTAATTCATCAGAAGCTTTCAGCTGTCTCCATGCACGGGAGTAGGTACTAGGGGTGTGCAGACACCCCCAGTACTCTTTGCCGTACTCAACCAAATCGGTTTCAATCTCATGTGAAACCACGAGTTTGTTACCGTTATTCAATCTTTTACGCAGCCATTTCTTTATGATGAACTTAACTGACGGCTTACTCACTATATATCAAGATTATAACCTGATTTATCCTTTACAGGATCTTTAGCAGGTTTATCTTGGCTATTTGAGTTATTACCATAGTCGTCCTGGTCACGGTAGTTTTTAATCCAACCACCTTTGACTTGCTCCATGACTTTTGTCTTTAGAGTTCCACGTTCTGCATCTGGTGGTGCTACAATATCAAAAGTATTCCAGAATGGTTTCCCATTCCTTTTATCGTTAGTAGTTGGATAACTACATACCATATACCCTTTTCCTACTGCATCATCAATCCATTGATCGGGAACTGTAAAGTCTTCATTTAATTTCAGACCTTTCTTATTTAAGGTACATTCAAAGAAGTTCCTTATTTTGAAAGCAGATCCCCATGACTTGACGTTGCTGGCACCTCCTTCAAGATCATCTTTGAAATTACCAGCTATTGTTTGTTCTTTATCAAATGACTGACCATCATTATATGAAACGGTCATAAAGATATCGAAATCAATTTTCTTTGGACCAAATTCCTTGGTCACATTATAATCAATAACGATACCTATAACATTTGCTATAGATTCGAATCCTCCTGGCATTATTTAGTCTCCTTTTCAGCCTCTTTTAGTTCGGCTATTTTTTGTTGAAGTTTACCAATGGCATTTTCAGCTTCATCAAAAGTTGGGTTCTTAGTCATGAACTCAACAACTTTCTCTGCTGTAGCTTCTGATTCATCTAGAGCTGTATCATTAGCTGTGATTAAAGGATTTCTCATTAATCCATCCAGCTTTCGGCTCTGTTCAGGAGTAATATGCCCAGTTGTAGGCACTCTGCCATTTACTAATGTCTCTTGTCTATAGTCCAGATCTTTTATGTCTTCTCCGAACCATAATTCAATACCATATCCAGTTAACATTGAGGCAGCTTTCGCTATACAACGTCTTATGGTATTCTCTACTTGTGCAGAATCAGGTGCTGAAGTAGCATTCATCCTGTAATCACGTACTGCAAGACATTCAATATGTTGATGTTCATCACCATCTGAATCTTGACATTTAAGTGTTACTTTAACCATTGCTGTACCATTAGGTAAAAGCATATATGGTAATGTAAGCATAGCACCATCTTGCAAAGTCACTTGATATTCATGAACTATATATTCTACGTAATTAAAGGCATTCTTTAACTTGTCATGACATACTGCCCATGATAAGTAATCGAATTTGCCTTTCTTTTCTACATGAGTTTTATACTCTTCGTCCCGAAGGACAGAATAGAATAAATTCATTTGTTTTCCTTTCTGTTTTATTGTTTTAAACCGTAGGGTGGGAAGGTCGGAGTACTGAGCTGTGCACCAGCGTTCGTCCTAGTGTCCCCACCTTTATTGGTTTCTTAAGTTAAGCTGTGGTATTGCAATACCATCTTACTGGTTCCTGTAGTCGTTAACAAGACATGCCATTAGTTGACGAGCTGGTTTCCTATGTAATATCATATGATACCACAGCTAAAATCTTCTGGGACGTTCATGGTAACAGCTAAATATCCATGTTTACGATGAGTCTCGACTCTCACTCTTGCCTAATCCGTCCCAGTTTCTCTTATAAGTTTTAGGGGAGTGCTGCTGGTTGCAGATTCTCTCTCCAGCGTATGAGTACTCGTCACCACTCCCCATGTTTTGCAGGTGTGCCGTAGCCCTTGCAGTCTTTGTCACGGCTTTTTTGGGTACCCTCTAAGTTCTAACTACACCTGCATAGATGAAGGAGGCAATACTCTGGGACTGCGGAGTCCGAGGTAAGTCTGACATGACATTGTATATTGCCCCCTTCAATCTTGTTATGCTTTATGCATTGTATTCAGGACGTTGCAATTGTTCATAGATCCTTTCTGGTGTGAGCGTATCACAGAACTGTACTGCAACATTGTATGCATTGACCTTGTAATCATAAGGCTTGCCAAACTGTGTCGCTTTGACCCAGTCTTTATACTGTTTGTCATGAGTATAATACTCAGTAACAGCATTATAGGCATCCCAAAGGGTTTCCCCTTTGTTGCCGTGGCCCTTATGATATAACTCAATAAGGCGTTCATAAACAGGTTTAGCGTTATTTCTAACGAATATTCCCAAATCAGGGTTACTCACTTTGTTCCTGTTCTTTAAGAATGGAATAACTGTTTCCAGATAAACATCTAATAGTTCAGGATCTTCGAGTTTGTATTCGGAAAACCTATTCATGTTGCTGATAGCTTTAGAAAAGTTTCCTTTACTTGTCGCTATCTTTTCTCTGAGGTCCAGTACTTGCTGTTTGATGCTACTGGTGTGTTTAATAAAGTAATCGAATGTACCTTTTCTTCCTAGAGCATAGTCCAGGGTATTGGCACACACGATTCTTATACCAGTATCACGAAAGCAGTTACCAGTAGAACCATCATGTGATGTAAACATGAATACGTATCTACGTATCTTGTCATCACCTACGGTGTATTCTTCTGGTGCTTTAGCAAGCACCCAGATTCTTTTACCTTTCTGAACAGCTCCTGCTGTTTCCAGAGTGAAACCCATATCAAGCATAGGCTCGAATGGTAGGAATGCATCAGCGTTCTGAAGTATTTCATATCGCTCTGATACATTACCAAGGGGTTCATTAGTATCAGTTCTGTAAGTTACATAGTAACCAGTCTCTTTTCTGTGCGACTGCCACATATGTTTTCCTGGAACAGTATAGTAGGTTGGAGTTTTCTCAACCTTCCAAGCTATTCCTGCTAATTCAATAGCTTCTTTAATGGTAGGAGCTTCATTTACCATTATGCCCTGTTTATGCCAAGGCATTTCTCCTACATACATCATTGTATCAATGTAAGCTGGCATTTTTGTTTCCTTTCTTAGTTATCTTTGTTAAATGTATGTCTCCCCTTCTGGATTTTATCTCTTGACCTTTTGCAAGTGTCATATATAAAGATAAAACCCATTAGGGAAAGCATTAATAAGAATAGACCAGATCCTAGCATGAAGATATTCATTACTACTTCTATGATTTCTATTACAATCATCATCAGTCCATTTCGTGGACAATTATGCCATTAATGCCAAAATCATCCATGTTCTCCAGAAGTTTGCATAACTGTCTTGCAGACTGATCATTCTTTGTTTTTAATGTAGCACCGTCAACAAGCAATTCTACTTTGTACCTTTTGGTATCATTTATAGAATCACTTACTGTCCTTGCTGCATTCTTTCCAAAATACAACATTTGATTTAAAGCCCAGGCTGTATAAGCAGCGGCTTTTGCAAATGATGTATATATTCGTGCTGTACTCATTTAGCATTTTCCTTTGCTTTATTCGTTTGTTTATTGACTACGTGCTGTAGACTTCCCGAACCTAAGAGTTCTCCAGTAAGATAAGCATAGAATAGCTTTTCAACTGTTTTGATGTCTACTTCATGTTCATGTGCTATTTCATTTACCACACGTTTCCATTCTTCTACAAAGACTGGTTCTAAGTAAATAGCCAGGTTGTCTTCAATAACGTCTTGCTCTGTAATCATTATATTTGATTCCTTAGATCTTTTATTGCAGTTTCGATTTTTTGTTTATTACCAATGAACTCTTTTTGAATGTTCTTGATTTGCTCAAGTACATCATCTATTTTAGTCCAGGTATCATCAATTAATTGACTCGTGTAATCGAGATCAGTCATGTATCCGTCAAGCAGATCCAGTTCATCTTCGATTGCAGTTGTCTCTCTTACAACGGTCTTTTCAAGATTTGTAAAAGTCATTTCATTTCCTTTCATCAACTTGTGATTCAATATAGTTATCAATTTGTGATTCCCAATGTTCAAGTTCTTCAACTTGCACTTCACAGAGCATATCATCAACCAAATCATGTTTCATTGGTTCACCTTCTTCATGCTTATCCCAGCATTTAGGGCAGTATTCTGCTACTCTGTATGATACGATTGGCTCATCAAGCCATGGTACGTTTTCAGTTACAGTTGTTTCAACTTCTTCCAGATCTCTGTCTGGATGGTATTTGCATTTCATGTAGTACTCCTTTTTATGCGAAGATAAAGGAGGCAGCTCAAAAGTTGCCCCCTTTATTGCGTGACTAAAGGAATGCTTAGTAAATATCACGCTAAAATATATTAGTGTATTAGTTGGAGAGAGAGAGACTTCATTATTGCATTATCTTCACTTTCAATGAATTTTCTCGACCAATAGTGAAATAGTGAAGCGTGTCTCTCTCCAACAGTTGGAGGGTGAGAGAGTTCATTACTTCATTATCTTCAATAAGATTCATTTATAGACGAGTACTGAAGTACTGAAGTACACTTCTCCTTAATGTTTTCTACGTCCGTTTCTGTCTGCGTACTTCTTAGATTGTTTCTCTTGAGTACGTTTAATATAGTCTATTTCATCAGTTAGCCTTTTAGATTTAGGCGTATCTTTAAACTGACCTATACATTCATATAGTATTCCTACAACGTATTTGCAGGTTCTTGTTCTTAGTATAGACGGATCAATATGTCTCATCGTATATCCCTTATTTTCTTGTTATAAAATTACGGTATTTATTAGAATTAGTCAATAGGCATGTGCTGTAAAGCACTGCTATTCAATGACTTACGCTTGTTTGACAAGCCTGGGTATTCTGCAGTTTATAAAGATATATGGGTTCGCAAAGCGAACACCTTTTCAGTAAAAAAGACACACAGGAGTAATTCCCATGTGCCTTTTTTGACGATTAGATGTTAAGCAGTTAATTGCCTTGCAATCATAAATCTGACTGCATTTTTATTGGCAGATAACTGTTCAGTTTTCTCCAATAGTTGCATACCATTTGGTATAAGTTCGTTTTCAACAAACTCATCCATCTCGGCTAGGCCATCTTCGGTGGTGCGTGCCCACAGGTTATAGATGAAATCGTCTGAAACATCTCCTGCTAAGACTTCAACAGAAGTAGGCTGATTGGTATATTCGCCATCTTCATTTTGAGATGTCCTGGATAACCAAATATTTTCATATCCGTTATCAGGTGTTTTGACTGCGATTGCTCGCATCTTAGTTAATACAGATGCTAATGTAGCCATACTGCACTCCTTTTTGATTGATTATTATGCAAAGTTGCACAAACATAAAGGATGAAATTCAAGGGCGATGCTCTATCTATACTCGGAGGTCGACACTCCATGCAACGCTAGCGAATCACCAGGACTGACCCAGAACAGCAACCATCCAACTAAATGTCGGAGGTCAGGGTTCGAGGATTTCCTGGCGATAAAACATCACCCAAGTTTAATTCTTGGTGCTTGTTTAGGGGGGGGCCTCCCCTTGTTTGTTTGTTTGTTTTAGTTTTTTTAAAAACTTAAGGCACGGCATTAAAGCCGTGCCCAGAAGTTTTATTAATAACATATGTATCGTCTGTTACTGCGTGCTTATTAATGTTATTTGATCGAGCATAGGCTCAAAAATAAAGGAAGCGGTGCTCAGGCTCACTAGTCCTGAATTCTGTGCTATGAACACAGTTAGACGAGAAGTCGAATCATCTACACCGCTAAAATCTTAGGAATGGGGAATCGAACCCCCGTAATGATTTCATTGATAGTTCCATCATTACTGAGTCACTTAACGCCAGTTTCACATACTATCAATATGCGTGTTACTCATTCCGTTGCGTTTGAAAAGATTTATGAACTACCCATTGGAAGCCAGTATGCGCCAATTTAAAAGGTTACGTTGACCTTAAAGTTATAGCGATTCACCTTTCGGTTACTTACACCACTTAATAGTTCATAGTTGTTTAAAAATTGGAGCAGTCTGATGGGATTCACAAGTGAAGGTTTCTCGATATAACCAACCCACATAATAAACTTGGTAAACGCTAACACTAAGTGTTTTTCGTTTTAGTTTAATATTCCATACTTACTGTCTCACATCGACCATTCGGCTATCTGTGAGTTGTAACACCTACCAAGGTGTTCCAGTTAGAAATAATGTCTTAGCCCATGTTAGCACAAGCTGTTAAAGAGATTGCTCCCTTTATGAGACATTGACAAACTGCTCCAAACATAAAGGAAAGGTTTTAGTTTTTTTCTTTTTGCTTGGTTTTATAGTAGTTAAGCATAGGGTCATCTACGTATGACATTAAGCTTTTCATGCCGTCCAAGTACTCGTTTAGCATCCATATTCCGTCTTCAAAACCACGGTTGTTCTTGTCTGGCATGTGTTTTGTTGCCTTTTTAATAAAGGCTCTGAGGTGTTCCACACCTTCTTTTAAATCTATCACTTGCATGATGTTTTCCTTTCCAGCCCCACGTAGGTGAGGCTGGGTTAGAATGTTTATGATATAGTTATTCAGTATAGTAATCTGACATGTACAATGGTTTGGTGATTCCCTTATTACTGAGAAGTATACTACTCTTCAGTTCTTTGAACATTCTTAGATAGTTCTTAGTAGGAACATCATGTTCTGAGACACCATAGTGCCTGTGTTCAACAACAAGAGTTATTACATTATACTCATGTTCACCTGCTAGACGTGTGTAGTCCAGCATGTGCTTTTCATTAGTAAATGTATTATGCACGACTATGATAGAAACATCTTCAGACATTGCCATATGTACATCTTGCTGTGTCTGCATATGATAATCAAACAGCTTAGACTGGTCGTATTTATATTTACCATTGACCATGAATCTATCATCAGTAGCGATGATAAATACTTCAGGACTCAATAAGCTTAATAGTTCAGCAAAATTAGTTTTGCCAGAACCAGGTAAGCCCCTGAGTAATATTAGTGTTTTACGCATATACATTCCTTTGCGTTTAATTGTTAAAGTGGCAACGTTGCCAAAAATAAAGGAGAGCCACATAAATGTATGACTCTCCAATAGTTTAGATTTTATTTAGTATCCTTTCACACCATTTAATCTGTTTCTGAAGAAATTCATGATAGTCCCATTCGTCTTTGCTTATAGGATCATTATCACTTAGATATTGTAAGTACCTATGTTCGTATTCATTATCACAGTCGAAGTCCATTTCTCTGTCAGCACCATTCTCTGCGAGTTCAATATCTATTTCATCTTGATTAAGTTCTAGCCATTCGTCATATGTTAGATCACTCATTGTTTACCTTTCTAGTTGATTAGAAATGAAGGAGAGCCACTTGATCGTGACTCTCCAATGTGTTGTAGATTAACTGTTTATGCGGGGAAGATTTGTCGTTCAATCTTCTCTGCCTTTCTCCTGGCGATACGTCGCTGGTGTGAATTACCTGGTATTCTACCATCTAATTGTCGTCTTAAGATGGCTGGGGTTACAAGATCTTCGTCTGGACGTAGAGTGTCGTAACCAGCCATTAGATGTAGATCTGTTTCTATCTTTAAATGATCGTCTTCAGATAGATCATCTTCAGATGAAGATTCAGCATCGTTACGTGTTACATAGTAGTAAACAGTATGTATGATTGCTATTGCAAACAATACAGCTGTTACAGCTATGCCAGAAGCTATGAGGTTTTCTAAGTAAGGGTTCATTGTGTTCTCCTTATTAAGTTAATGAAAAAATGGTAGGAACTACCATATTAATGACTTAATGAAGAAAGTGGTAAGAGCTACTTACCATCATAACACTTCGAAATAGTGGGTATACCTTTCCAGCACTATCGCTCGCCATGACTTTTACTTTCTTCATCCAGACATAAAGGAAAAAAAGCCCCGCTTTAGCGAGGCTTTTCTTTAGTTAGATGCTATTCTTCTTCGAATACATCATCCCAGCCGTGATACATTCCTGACATCATCCATTCACGCTCTTCAGCTGTTAAGTATGGGAATGCGTCCTGTATTAAAGCACCGTTACGGTATGCGAATAGATCGCCACCTTTAACCGTTACTTTAACAGTCTCATTAGTCATGATACACGGACCTGTGAATATGTACTCGTGAATACCATCATTGTATTGTTCTGTGTAGGTACAGTTACTGTTGTCAAAGTAATGCATATGATTGTCCTTTATGTTATTCCAAACATGAAGGAAGAAAAGCCCTGCAATAAGCAGGGCTGATCTGTTATAATACTGATACAACTAGTTGCACAGTAATGTGTGTTACTAAGAGTATGAGACATCCCCACGCTATTGCTATGAATAGGTAGAATAATAAGTTTTTAACGTGTTTAATTAACATGACATTTCCCTTTATGTTGAATGGCATTAGTGCCAAACATAAAGGAATAAGGTCGTATGTACATCATGTGTGGTGTAGGGATTTAATATGTAATGGGGTGTGTATCGAGTCTCATCAGAGCATAGGGATGCGAAGCATTGGGTATGCTCGAAGAGGCTGTTGGGCGGGTGAATATAGATGGGTAGCAGTATAGCATACTGCTGTCCATCAAGCTGTGTGATCATGTGGCTACATGATCACTCATTTAATTCAACCAACCCAACTAAGTTAACTGAACTCAACGTAATTGAGGCAACCCCTCGTAGATTAACGGGGGTACCCCATTGCATGTTTCTACCACACCCATTCTAAGCCTAATTTTGGTAGGCGTATAAACTTTGTGTGATAGGATGTATAGTGTTTAATTTCAGTTAGGAGAATTAAAGGAGTAAAACATGAATCCACTAATAGAGGCTTTAATGAAAATTCAAGGGGGATATCGAGCAAAAAAATTTATGAGTGCTAATGAACCATATTTGCAGGAGCAGTCCGACATTGCTGAATATGGAGATCCTAATGATCCTAATCAGCAGTTTGTTGGTTTTGATGATTTAGGTAATCCAATATTTTCTGGTGGTTATACTAGTAAAAGTAATTTTAAATCAGTAGCAGAAAGCCGTCATGGCTATAAGGATGTAGAAGGGAAAGATGTTAGAGTATCAGACCCATATGAAGGCTTCTCAGGGGCGATAGATGATGTAGGCGTATGGGGCAGAGGTTTAGGACAGGATGAGAAATCATTTGTTGAGCAAATTAGCCAAACAAACCCTAGGGGAGATAAGATTACTTCATCAAATAATTTTTTTGAGATGGTTATGAATCCTTATGGTGAAGCTCCAGTAACTGTATCTCAAGCAGGTATAGGTAGGGGTTCTAGTCTTTATGGAGATCTTGGACCAAGAGGAGTAGGTCAATATAGAGATATAGGAATTGGACCGTTTCGACTACCATATGGAACATATCAGGGACCAAAATACTAATGTACGACATTTATTATGAAGTCTGAAGTAAAACGGTATTACGATGTGTTCAATACTCATACGGGTAAATGGGAGAAGAGGATAATGTCAGCGGAGCAGCATAGGAATTTTACTGCTAAGATTAATCGTAATGTTGAGGAGATGAATGCAGAATACGAGATATTATCTCGTGTTATTTCGCAGAAAATAGGTTTAGCTTCAAAGGATAAGGTATTGGACTAATATGTATATAAATATATATATGCTATATATATTTATATATATAGCTATATGTTACATATAGCTATAGCGTTGAAGATAAAAAGAAGAATAAAGGGAAAAACCAGACAATATGATATTCATACGAGGTCAGAGGCAGATGAACTTGTTATATCATATATATACTGGAAGGATGTTAAGCCAGGTGAATGGGCATTAACGGATGACGGTTATGTTTCTGAGTGTTATCACAGGAAGGATTACACAGATAAGGCAGGTAATCTAAAGACATTTGTAAAGCTTACTTGTGGAGTGGGCTGGAACACACGTTTTTCGAGGATATTATTTGAAGAGAACCACAAATACGGAGTATACAGTAAGACAAAGCCGTCGAAGACATGGGATGAACATGAAACTGGCAGAGCGAGGAGTAAAAACACTATATCGGCTTATGCGAATATGTTACTTAACGATGGTAAGGTGGATTTTGAACAGTTGGGTCAGATATATAGACCTGATCAGGAGATTCCACAGGCAACTGTCCGCAGGTTTCTTAAGAGGAGGGTAGCCAAGAAGATGGTAGAGAAGAAGATACAGGAATTACTGGAGTCAAAGGAGGTAACAAAGGATTTTGCCATAGACAATATCCTTCGTGCTCTTCATATGGCAGAGAGTAAAGGGGATGTGAATAATTTTTTAAAGGCTAATGATTATATTATGGATCTTTTAGACATGAAGCCTAATAAGAAGATGATAACTGATACGATCCAGATAGATG